TTCTTCCGTCGTCTCGAACGAGGAGCGCACCTGTGGGCAAATCCCGCAAACTGGTTGACCTTGAACTGAAAGAGATTTCAGGCGTGGACCATCCTGCGACCCTCCACGAAGGCTGGCTGGTCATGAAGTCCAGCGATGATCCGCTCGAAGCGGCTCTGGCCGACACGATCGAGGCGTCCACCACCACAGACCCCCACCAGGAGGCGAATAAGATGTCGGACTACACCGACGAGTCCCCGGTCGAGGCCGAAGTTGTTGCCGAAGAACCGTCCGAGGATTTCCGCAAGGAACTCGACGGACTCCAGAAGGCTCTCGATGCCGCCCGTGCCGAAACGGAGCAGGTGCGTGCCGAGCGTGAACTGGAGAAGGCCACTCACAAAGCACACACCTGGGCGATCCTGCCCGAGTTGGTGCCCGCTGAGTTCGCCCCGGTGCTTCGCAACATCCGGGACCACAGCCCAGAGGATGCAGACGCTGTAGAAGCGATCCTCGACGGGTGCGCGGTTGCCCTCGGCGAAGCCGGAATCCTCAAGGAACTCGGCACCGACACGTCCTCGGGCGTCGACGATGCCTACGGCCAGATCCACGCGATGGCGCAGTCGAAGGTCGAGGCGGGACGCACCGACTCGATCGAGAAGGCGATCGGCGAGGTAGCGGTCGAGAACCCCGACCTCTACGAACGCTACGTCACCGAGTTAGGAGCCTGACATGGCATACGAATCACCAGGAATCGACCTCGGCACCCTGACGGCTGCCGGGGACCTGTCCGGCAAGCAGTTCTATTTCGTCAAGTTGGCTTCGGCCACGACGGTGAACGTGTGCACGGCGATCACGGACCTGCCGATCGGGATTTTGCAGAACGATCCCGAGTCGGGCGAGCAGGCCGTCGTCCGTATCTTCGGAATCTCGAAGGCGTCAGCCGACGGGACAATCACCGCCGCTAGGTGGATCGGGACAAGTTCCGATTCGCAGGCAGCGGGGATCACGCCCGGATCGGACACGACCGTCTATGTGATGGGGCAGGCCATCCAGGCTGCCTCCGCTGGCGAGACGTTCACGATGTTCCTCAATCCGTCGAACTGCCGAGCGGCATAGGAGGACTTGACCAATGCCACAACCAACCCAAAACGACGTACACGTCGACGCCATCCTGACCTCGATGTCGATTGCTTTTTTGGCTGACGCAGATAACTTCGTCGCCTCGCGCGCCTTCCCATCGGTGCCGGTCCAGAAGCAGTCGGATAAATACTTCGAGTTCACTCAGGCCGACTTCTACCGCGAGAACGTGCAACCGCGTGCCGACGGAACCGAGTCAGCCGGATCCGGTTACGGACTGTCGACCAGTTCCTACTCGGCGCTCGTCTACGCGCTGCATAAGGACATCGGTGACCAGGTGCGGGCCAACTCGGACGCACCCCTGTCGCCGGACATGGACGCCACCCGGTACCTGACCCAGCAGATGCTCATCAAGCAGGAAATCGACTGGGCTTCGTCGTACTTCACGACAAGCGTGTGGGACACCGATTCCACGCCGTCGACACTGTGGAGCGCCTCGGGTTCGACACCAATCACCGACATCCAGACCGGCATCAACACCGTCCTGACAGCCACCGGCTACACGCCGAACACACTTGTCATGTCCTATGCCGTCTTCAGCATCCTGAAAAACCACTCAGATTTCGTCGACAGATTCAAGTATACGACGAGCGATTCGATCACTGCCGATCTGATCGCCGCGGTATGCGGAGTCGACCGGGTGCTCGTCATGCGAGGCATCAAGAACACCGCAGCCGAAGCAGCCACGGCGTCCTACTCGCAGATCGGCGACAAGGATGCCCTGTTGGTCTACTCGGCCCCGTCACCGGGCCTCATGGCTCCGTCCGGCGGTTATAACTTCCTGTGGACTGGCCTCGCCCAGTCGGGTGGCCTCGGCACCTCGACGGCGATCAGCCGCTTCCGCATGGATCAACTCCGCTCCGATCGCATCGAGATCGAGTCGGCGTGGGCGTTCAAGGTGATCGCCTCCTCGCTCGGCTACTTCTTCTCGAACGCAGTCGCCTAGCACCCACAACCCAGCACAATCGAGGGGTCGGGTCGGCTGGTCCGGCCCGGCCCCTCGGTCGTTAGGAGGCACCGATGACGTGGACGTACGGAGGCGATCCGGCTTCCAATGCCCGAGACGCCATCCGGTTCCTCGTTGGAGATACAGACACCAACGACCAGTTGTTGAACGACGAGGAGATCGCGTGGGTCAACAACCAGGTCACCGGCAGCGACACCGCTACGACGGCGCTGTACGAGGCGGCGTGGCGGTCGATGGTCGCTATCGCCTCCAAGTTTTCGCGGCTCGCTGACCAGGCCGTCGGCGACCTCAAAGTCGACCTGTTTCAGAAGGCGACGAACGCTCGGGCGCAGGCGGATCAACTCAAAGCGTTGGCGCTGCGTGAAGGCAACGTGCCGACGCCGTATGCGGGTGGCCTCACCGTGTCCGACAAGGACATCGACCGTGACAACTCGAACATGATCCAGCCGTCGTTCGCGCGGGGTCAGTTCCGCGACCCGCTCGCCGGATCGTCTGTGCGGCAAGACTTTGGCAGTTTGGCTGACTGATGGCTGCCGCGTCGCCGTCCGCTGCGTTCATCGCAGACATCGAACGCAACATGACGCCCGACAGTGTGGACATCCGCACCACGTCGACGGTCAACAACTACGGGGAGCGAACCTGGAGCGGCAGCACCACCTCCTACACCGCCTATGTGCGTCGCGCCAACGAAGCCGAACGCGACGTGAACGTCGACAACATCCAATACGACTACGTCGCCTATATCCCGTCGTCGTCGCTGACGCTCAACGTCGCCGACGAGATCACGCTGCCTGCACCGCTGTCCGCTATCCGTCCGATCGTGAAGGTCGAGACACGCAAGGATGCGCTCGGCCAGGTCGCCGTCATCGCCTATGTCGGGATTAAGTAGATGGCTGTCAGCGTGCGTGTGACGGGCCTGGACGACCTTCGTCGGCTGATCCGCGCCAACGACCGGAAGGTCATCGCTGCGACGCGGCGGGCTGTGACCGCCGAGGTTGTCGAGTTGGGACGCCGCGCCGACGAGTTGGTGCCGTGGGATACCGGCAACCTGATGCGAAGCCAGATCATCAAACTGCCGAAAGCGTCCGGGCGCAGGATCGTCGGGTCCGTCGAGTACGGCGGGACAGCCGCCCCGTATGCCCTGAAGCAGCATGAGGATCTGGAGTTGTGGCATCCGCCGAAGCCGCCCGGCAAGTCGAAAGACGGCGGGCATCAGCCGTTCAAGCGTCAGCAGAAACGATTCTCGGCACGGCTCGCCGCACGCGTCAACCGTGACCTCCGCGTCGGAGGAGGCGGCTGATGGCCCTCCTGACAGACGTAGGCACCTACCTGGCGGCAGCGACCGTCTCCACCGCAGACCTGACGCTCGGCACGAACCTGTTTCTCGGCCGCGAACCCGATACCCCCGACACCTGCGTCACCCTGTACGAGACAGGCGGGTCGGGACCGGACGACACGTTCGGCGGCGACACCGCCCCGAGCCTGGAAAACCCCGGCTTGCAGGTGCGGTCACGGGCGGCGGCGTACTCGACGGCGCAAAGCCTCGCCGTCGACGTGTGGGCGCTGCTGGCGAAAGTCATCAACGAAACCCTCACGTCCACCACCTACCTGAAGATCAGCCCGGTGCAGTCGCCGTTCGCGTTGGACCGCGACGACCAGGACCGCATGATTTTCGTCTGCAACTTCGATGTGGTGAAGGTGCCGTAATGGCCGAGCCGTCGGCTGCCGCTCGCGTCTACGTCGAGGGTGTCGACCGGATACCGGAGCGGGACCGGCCGACACGGCTACGGGTCCGCTGCGGTAGTTGTGGCCGTCTGATCGGTGAGGTGTTGACTGCCCCGTGGCAGATCCGCTGCCCGCGGTGCAAAGCGATGAACGTGAGCGCCTAATCCCTACGGAACCCCGCAGCGTGTTATCATCCGGTCACCAAGTGCCCGCAGTGGCCAGTGCCCTCAGTGGCCGGTGATTCGGCTTCTGCGTGCCCACGAAGGAGTCGCAACAATGACGAAGTATCTAGTCACCGGAGGAGAGTCAGGCGAGTCGGGTGTTCACCTGCACGGCAAGCGGTACGAGCCTGGAGCGATCGTCGAGGTCGCCAACCCGAAGAAACTGTGGCTCATCGACGCGGGCTACCTAGTCCTTGCGTCGAAAGCCAAGACGGCGGCTGTATCCGACGACGACGACGGAGGTGAGTGATGCCCACGTTCGTATCTGGTAAGGGCACCGAGGTGTACCTGGACGAGTTCGTGATGACGCCGTATTTCAACAGCGCCGACGTAAGTTTGACGAACACCCCGGCTGAGGTTACGGCCTACGCGGCGACCAGCAAGTCGTACCTGTTGGGCCTCGCCGATGGCACTTTGTCCATGTCGGGCATGTGGACGGCCGACACCGACGGGTCCGACGAGGAACTCCACGCCATCCTCGGATCGGCGTCGGCGGCGAACATTACGGTTGCTTATGCTGCCGGGACGATCGGCAACCGGGCGACGATCGCCAGATGCGATGAGGTCAACTATTTGATTTCGAATCCGGTCGCTGACGTGTCGACGGTGACCGCCGACTTCCAGGGGACCAGCAACAGCGGTGCGCTGGGCACGATGACTTACGGCATCACCGGGGGCGTGCAGTTGACCACGGGAGCGTCGATTGACTACGACGCCCTCGGGAACCTGACCGGTGTTGATGGTGCGGCGTCGTCGTCGGCAGGCGGAGCGGCTCTGCTTCACGTTCCGACGAACAGCGTCGCCGGGGGCACCACAACGATCAAGGTTCAACATGACTCGGCATCGGACTTCTCGTCGGCCGCCGACCTCATCTCATTCACCGCTGTCGCGGCATCAACCAAGACATCGGAGATGGTGGTCTGCTCGGGCACCGTCAACAGATACATCCGAGCAACCGCCAGCACAGCAGGCTCCTCAGGGAGCATCACCTTTATGGTTACTTTTGCAAGGTTCTAGGAGGACCAAATGCCAACCTTTGTACACGGCAAAAGCACGTTTTTCAGCATCGACGACACGGGTGGAACCGTCCGCGACATCAGCGACACGCTGACCTCGGTCGATTTTCCTGAGACGATTGACGTAGGGGAGGTTACGGCCTACGGATCGACCTCGAAGTCGTACCTGGTGGGCCTTCGCGACAGTACCCTCAGTGTAAGTGGCCTCTTTGATGCAACGGTCGACGGCTACTTCATCGGGACGGAACCGGCCACCAGGTCGTTCGTGTTCGGCCCGGCAGGAAACACCAGCGGCTATGTGAAATACTCGGGCGAAGCAATCCTCGTTTCGTACTCGATATCGGCACCCGTCCAAGACGTAGATACGTTCTCAGCAGATTTTCAGGTAACCGGAAACGTAACCCGAGGCACCTTCTAGACCTGAATCGCATCACACATAGTTTCTCTGACCGCTAGTAAAAGGAGTGACCCAAGTGTCCCTCAGAGATGCAATAAAAGCAGCAGACGACGGCACCGCCGAGGAATACGAGGTGCCCGAGTGGGGTGTCACCATCGAGGTGCGTTCGCTGACGGCCCGCGCCCGGTCGATCCTCCACGGGGAGTGGGCCAGCGACAACGGCGACGCCGAACGGGCACCGCACGACGCCTGGTGGCAGATCGTGTCCAAGACGTGCTTCGACCCGGACACGGGTGAACTCATCTTCGACGACGACGACGAGGACATGTTCCTCGGCAAGAACGCGCAGGTCGTTACCGACCTCGCCAACTTTTGCATGAACGCATCCGGCATGACGAAAGAGGCTCAGGACGACTTGGGAAAAGACTCCTCGGGTTCGCCGACTCCCGAGGACGATCTGCTCCTGAGCGACGATTCCACTTCCGGTTAGCACGGGAACTCGGGATGACGGTCAGCGACCTCCTAGATCGCATGTCGTCATCCGAGTTGGTCGAGTGGGCTGCGTTCTTCCGCCTCGAAGCGGAGGACGCAGCGCATAGCCGGAAGGTGTCGCAGAGCCGGGCAACGTCGAGGCGGAGGCGGTAGGGCATGGCAAACGTCGGCTATGTAAAGGCGATCTTCGACGCCAACACGACCAAGTTGGAGAAGGGCGTCAAGCGGGCCGACCGGTCCCTCAGCAAGTTTGGGAAGGCAGCCGGGAAGGTCATGTCGGCGCTGAAATCCAAGACGGTGTTGGCGTTCGCAGCGATCGGTGCCGCAGCCGGGAAGATGGCGTCCGACTTCGAGTCGTCGATGGTGAAGATCGAAACGCTGGTCGGCCGCTCCGCTGCCGAAGTGGACCGCATGGAACGTGCCGTCAAACAGTTGGCGGGCGAGACGGCACGGGCACCGGGGGAACTCGCCGAGGCGATGTTCTTCATCGCGTCGGCTGGCCTGGAGGGTGCCGCCGCAACCGATGTGCTTACAGCGTCGGCGAAGGCGGCAGCGATCGGCCTCGGTGACACGGCGACCATCGCGGACCTGGCGACCTCAGCCCTCAACGCCTACGGTGCCGAAAACTTGTCGGCAGTAAAGGCGACCGACATCCTGACGGCTGCTGTCCGTGAAGGAAAGTTGCAGTCCGACGAGTTGGCCGGGTCGATGGGCCGGGTGCTGCCGATTGCCTCAGCGATGGGGGTCAGTTTCGACGAGGTAGGTGCTGCGTTCGCTGCCCTCTCCCGCACGGGCACTCAGGCCTCTGAGGCGGCGACCCAGTTGCGAGGAATCTTGGCGTCGATTCTGCGGCCGACGAAGCAGTCCGAGGAGGCGATGGAGGGCCTCGGCCTGTCGGCGGCGGGGCTGCGGAAGCAGATCAAAGACGAGGGGCTGCTATCGGTCCTCAAAACGCTCGCTGAGTCGTTCGACGGCCAGTCCGACGCAGCGGCGCTTGTGTTCGGCAACATCCGCGCCCTCATGGGCGTCATGGACCTTCTCGGGAAGAACAGTGGGACGACCGAGGAAATCTTCGCCCGGATGGCGGACACGACCGGCATGGTCGACAAGGCGTTCGAGCGGGTTACTGAAACATCCGGCTTCAAACTGAACCAGGCGCTGGTCGACCTGAAACTCGCGATGATGGACATTGGCGAGTTAGTACTACCGGAGTTCATCGAACTGTTGGAGGATGTCACCGGCGTCCTCGCCCTGTTCTTCGGCAACAGTCAAGTCGCTGAGGAGACGCTGCAACTACTTCGGGAGGAGATGGCCGAGGCCGGTAATGCGTCGGTGATCCTGACGACAGACATCGACGCATTGGTTGAGTCGATGCGCGACTTCGCTGGACTGAATGACGCAGCGTTGCCGGTGCTGGAGGCGTTCAACGCAGAGATCACAGCGATGAACGGCATGTCGGTGGAGACACGCCGGGGGTTCCAGGCGCTCGGTGGGGACTTCAGTCGTCACAACGATGCGATCGAATCCGGCAGCGATGTGTACCGGCAGTTCACGGACGAGATGAAGGCCACGGACAACACGACGGCTGATCTGATGAGGGCGCTCAACGAAGTGCCCGGAGCGTTCGGAGATCAGGAGGATGCGATCCTTGCGGCGGTCCGGGCGGGCGAGATGTCCGCCGATCAGGTCAAAGAGATGGCGTTGTCGCTGCACAGTGCGTCGCGGGCGCAGCGGGACCACACGAAAGACTTGGAGGATCAGGCGGAGGCGTTCTTCTTGGACGAGACGGCGGTGCGGGCCTACACGGCGGCATTGGAAGGTACCGGAGCCGGTACCTTCCTCGACTCCAGCATGATACTGGACCAAATCGACGCGCTGATTGAAGCAGGCGGTTTGGTCGAGGCGTTGGAACTGGTCATCACTGCCTACGCGGGGGTCGAAACAGCAGCGAAGGCTGCGGAGACTTCCCTGTCGCTCATGACGGGGCTGATCGTGGAGGAGACCGAGGCGATCACTCCGTTGGTGACGGCACACGACAAACTCGTCGAAGCCGAATCGGTTCGGAAGCGGGCGACCTCCATGCGCCACGTGGACCTGATGGAAGCGGAGGAGCAGGCCATCAAGGACGCGGAAGCCGCACATCTGCTCCTGCTGGATGTGGAGCGCCGCCGCAAGTCGGGATCCAGCCTCGTCCACGCCGACCTGATGGAAGCGGAGGAGCAGGCGACGAAGGAAGCGCTGCTGGCGCTTTGGGCGCTGATGAACGCGGAGGACGCACGCAAACGGGCAGCGTCGGACAACTGGGCCGTCAACTCCGCGCAACTCCTCAACGACAACCTCGGTGAGACAGCACGCCGCCTCCTCGACATTTCGGATCTGGAGGCGATGATTCTCGGTACCCGGCAGGCGTCCGCCGACGAGGCCCGCGACGCCACCAAGAACGTCATCTCGTTGCTGCGGGCCGACCGTCAGGTCCGCCAGACGGAGAAGGCGATCAACCAACTCCTCGACGAACGCAACGAACTCCTCGGTATCGGTGCCGACGAGGAGCAGATGGTCGCGCAGATGGAGGCGCAGCAGAAAGCCATCAACGATGTCGAGTTGGAACTGCTCGCGATGGCCGGGGAGTTGACCGGCACCGAGCGTGAGATGGAGTACCTGAACGAAGCGCAAGCCCGCGCGAACGATCTCACCGCAGCGCAGGCCCAGCAGTTGATCGAAGCGACCCGCGCCCTGCACGCCGCGACCCGTGCGGAGGAGGGGAAGTACGGGTCGGTCATTAACAGGATCGCCGCTGAGGATGCGCTGGTTGCTCTCCAGGCGTCGATCTTCACCGGCACGCAGGACGTGGCCGACGCTACGGCTCGGCTGGAGGAGATCGACCAGCAACTCATTTCAGCGTCGGAGCAGTTGGTGCTCGACCAGTTGGAAGTCAACGACGCCTACTCGCTCGTCGCCGCATCGGGTAACGCGGCGAGGGATTCGGCGCAGGCGTTGGCGACGATGTTCACCGGGACGCTCGGCCCGGCAGCCGGGGATGTTGTCACTGACATGGACAAGTTGGTCACGAAGGCGAGCGAGGTGTTCCCCGAGTTCGACGAGTTGCGGGTCGCCATGGAGGGCATCCATTTCGGGATGACCGACGAGCAGATCGACGCTTACGTTCGCAGCGTCCGCGGCATGATCGACTTCGCCGGAATGGATCTGCCGACGATCGACACGATGCTATCGATACCGGACACGGCGTCGGTGATCTCGCAGGTGCAAGCCGACCTCGACAACGCCAACCTCGGGATGAGCGTAGCGGTGTCGATGGCTGCCACGCCTGCCGCGGCTACCGGAGCGGCCGACCCGTTTGCAGGTTTGCCACAGGATCAAATAGACGACCTGAACCGGATGTTCGCTGCGATCGCCGCGGGAACGTGGACCTCGATGGCTTCCGGTGGAATAGTCGACAGTCCCACGTTGGCCCTGATCGGTGAGGCCGGGCCGGAGGCCGTCATTCCGATCGGCCGCGGCGGCATGGGTGGTGGCACGACAGTCAACGTCAACGTCGCCGGGTCGATCCTCACGGAAAGCGAAATTGGTGAGATCGTGCAGGAGCAGTTGCTTCGCATCCAGGGCCGCAACCAGACGTTGGAGTTCGCATGAGCCTCGCCACGCTGACTGTTGAGGTGGCGTTCGAGAAAGGGCTGACGGAGACGGCAGCCGACGGGGACTTCACCACAATCTCGACGAACAATCCGGTGGTGCAGTTCCGCA